TGCAGAAGTTCACACGAAGACTGAGATTGTCAAGGCTGCAGTTGCAAAGAAAGCTGGCCGTGTAAAAGTCTCTGTGGATAGTCTTTGATGCTGGCTGCTGACTATTTTGAATGGTATCAGGACAGGAAACCAATCATGACTGACAGAGAAATGCTGGAACTTGCTGCGAAAGCGGCTGGGATTGATTACTACACCCGGGCTCAGTCAGGTGGGATGCTCACCGACAACGGAGAATGGAACCCCCTCGACTACAACGGCGCTGCGCTACGGCTGGCGGCGATGCGAAAGATTTTTCGATGCCATATGGATCTTTTTCACAAGTTTTATGAGGAAGAAATTGCAAACGGCTTGGATGAGCCCGCCGCCACCCGCCGCGCCATCGTCAGGGCTGTGGCTGAGATTGGAAGGAATAAATCATGAACCTTGACACAATCTTATCTCAATCAATCACATCCCCAACGCCGGGCTTTGGCACGGCTGTCAAAGTCCTGAAGTCAGGATACGATAAACTCTTTTCCAATCGCAATCTCCTCACTTACAGCACATCCGATATCTTTCATTCTTGCCCGCGCAAATATCAGCTCAAGAAAATGCAAGCGGAAGCGGGAGTGTCTGAGCGTATCAACTCCCCGACTTTTGCTTTCGGTCACGCTGTGGGTGCTGGCGTCGCAGTCTATGATGAAACTCAAGACTTGCGTCAAGCAATCTGGTCAGCATTCCTTGCATGGGATATTGATCTTCTCGAGACTGAGCGCAAGGCAAACAAGTCTGTGGGCAAGAGTTTCTATGAAGCCTGCTGGGCACTGTATGCTTATCAAGAGTTTTACAACTCAGAAACAAATCTCCGAGACTATGAGTCTATCAAGATCGAAGCAACAATCGCTGTGGACTTTGAGAACGGACACTTCTACAGTGGCCACATTGACGAAGTTCTGCAACATCGTGAGACTGGTAGGTTTCTTGTCAAAGAAAACAAGACGACTGGACTTGCGTCTGTTGACCCTGTAATGTACCAAAACAGCGACCAAGCACTGTCCTACGCTATTGTTGTAGATATGCTAGGTGGGTCAGAGTACGAAGTTCTGTACACAGTCTACAGTTCCACGGCGCAGCAGTGGCACCAGTTCTCCTTTGTCAAGGACTCTCTGAAGAAAGCTGAGTGGATACAGGATCAACTTCTGATTCAACACCAGATTGATTCCTACTCTGAACTCAACTTCTTCCCAAAGCGCGGGCGCAGCTGTTACAACTTCATGCGGCGCTGTGAGTTCCTAGATACTTGTGAGTTCTCCACATCCAATATGTTTGGCAAGAAGTTCTCAGACCTGCCAACAATCACATTCATCCAAGATATCTCAGCCATTGAGCCAGTGGACTTTGCCACCACACTCAGTGAGATTGTTCAACGGCAAAAAGAAAGACTCTGAAAGCACACCATGACCAATGAAGAAAAGATGTTTAAGAAACTCAAGGCTGACGCCGAGCGCCTGCATGTCCTAGAGAATAATGACTTGCCTCCTATCCGCTGGGCGTTAGAAGACATTGCAGTCTCTCCGATTCCTGCATATCCTGGGGCAACATTCTTCTCAGAATCCTTAGATGAGACTGACGAAGATGACAACCAATATGTGCTGAAACTTTGCATGGTGGCGGCGCCAAGTGCTGATCCAAGCCTGCGAAATGCAGTCATGTTTCCCATTGTGCTCATGTCCAAGCTGCACAATTCATCAGAAACAATCTGCAAAGTCATTGGCACAATTTTGCGCACAGAGCAGCTTGCACTTTTCAAGGACTGGAAAAGCAAAGACACGCCAGAAGATGTGCTGCCCTTTGTCATCCGCCTGCACACTGAGAAGACTGAGCGCATCGGCGAGGATGATGGCTTCATGTACTATGTTTCAGTTCACATTGAACTGGAGCCGGAAAGATATGAGCAAGTCTGTTATATCTATTCCAAGATTTTTGAAAATGTTTTCGCCAGTCAAAACAGAGGACTCAGGCAATGAATCTCGATGAATTTTCTTCCAGTGCCCGCACCAAGGCTCTGATCTACGGTGCGCCCAAGTCAGGCAAGACTGCGCTTGTCGGCAAACTTGCAGAGCATTTCAAACTGCACTGGCTTGATCTTGAGAACGGAATCAAGACTCTGCTTAATCCAGATATCTTGGCGCCGCAGTTCCGCAAGAATGTCAATGTCATCAGCATCCCTGATCACAGGCTGTATCCGATTGCCATTGATACTCTGCGGGATATCTTTCGCGGCGGAATGAAACGTATCTGTGCAGACCACGGCAAAGTTTCTTGTCCGCTCTGTGCCAAAGCTGCCGGCGCCAAGTTCTCAGAAATTGACTTAGCCAAGTTAGGAGCAGATGACATTCTTGTCATAGATTCCTTGTCTCAGCTTGCAAATAGCGCCATGAACAAGGGCATTCTCAAAGAACTCCAGAAGCCAGGAGGCGAAGAATACAAGCGCACGTTTGTAGACTACGGAGTGCAAGGCGCACTAATGGAGCAAGTCCTCAGCTTTATCCAAGTTGTTGACATCAACATTGTGGCAATCAGTCATGAGTTGGAAAGCGAGAGTCTGGAAGGGCGTGAGAAGATTGTGCCAGTCGCCGGCACCCGGAACTTCTCGCTGACAAGTGCAAAGTATTTTGACACAGTAGTGCATTGCTCTGTTGTCAATAAACAGCACAGAGCTTTCAGTTCCAGCACTTACAGTCCCACGATCATTACAGGATCGAGACTTGCGATTGATGTTGATGAAAAGAAAGGAGGCGAACTCTCGCTGGTAAGTCTATTCCGTAGGGGTTGACATCGCGGATGAACACTGCTACAGTGGTCTCTCGTTTCTTTCCAAATCTTTTCCAAACCATGAGCACCCAAACTTTTCAAGCTGACCCATGGAAGCATCGTAGTGCAGGTATGCGCTGCAAAACTTGCATGTGGTTTGTTGAAAAATACACTGAAGTTCAGCCAGATAATCGGGGAAACATTGGGCGCTGTCGGCGCCACGCCCCAAGCATGCACGGCTTTCCCGTAGTATTTGCAACTGATTGGTGCGGCGATCACCGTATTGATGAAACCAAACTGTGAGAAGATTATGAGCAACCAAACTCCAGAACTTCCAAGTATCGAAGAAATCTTGCGTGAGCGCGGCAATAGATATGGTCGATTTGTTGACCACGCTGCAGTTACGCAAAGACTCAAGACCGTTATGCACCTAAGTGACAGATGGTGCGAACTTGAGAACGATCAGAAAGAAGCCCTTGAAATGGTTGCTCACAAGATTGGGCGCATTCTCAACGGTGATCCTAACTATCTCGACTCATGGGTTGACATCGTAGGATACACACAACTTGTTGTTGATAGACTAAAAGGAGATCCAAAGTAATCCAAAGACTCTAACATTCCAACCATCTGTTCAAACCAAATTTTTTTTCTGAAAGACAATCATGTCCAAAGCTGCATTTGCCGATCTCGATTCCCTGATGAACGCCTCGATGGATGACATCGATGATCTTCCTCCGGTTGGTGTTCCGCCGACTGGCCATTATGGTTTGATCGTGACGGCTTCCCGTGAAGCATCTGGCACCAGTGGCAATGAGTACATCAAGTTTTCCTACGAAGTGGAAAGCGTGAATGAAGTCAAGAATCCTGAGGAAGAAAAGCAAGCTGCCGTGGGTCAGAAGTTCACGCAGATTTTTTCTCCTTTCAAGAAGGATGGCACGGTCAATGATTTTGGCCTGGGCTATCTGAAGGAGGCTTGCGCTCCATTCTCTGGACATTTCGGCACGGGATCGCTGGGTGAAACCATTGCTCAGATCAACAAAGTTTCTGTGGCTGCAAGTCTGCAGCGCAGTCAGGACAAGAAAGACGCCGAGCGTTTCAACTTCCGCCTGAGGGATGTTGTTGTCCTGTGAGTCTTTGACTCCATGATTTGATTGCTTCAAATCCAAGAGCCTGCAGACTTCTGCGGGCTTTTTACTTTGCAGCAAAAATCTTCACAGATTTCCAACCCACAAACCAAGCCATGAGACTAGCACTATTCGCCACGCCAGAAGACAGGCCATATCTGCCGCGCCTCAATGAACTAGTGGGTGCGCATTCTATAAAGGTCAGTGCATCAGACGAAGAATATCTGAGCAGCTTTGCTTCCAAAGTCAAAGCGCACAACTTGGAAGGAGCCATTATTACAAACGCCAAGACAATGACCACACTCTTGGAAGCGCTGGACGACTTCCGTCATCCGCTAGATAAGCGTGGACTGAAAAGACGGCTCAGCCTAGATGATTACGCTGGTTCTTTCTTCTCGATCCCTGGAATCAAACTAGGAATCAACTATGATCTCCCGGTTCTTATCCTCAATCCGCTATCACATCTTGTCACAACTGCGGAAGGTCCGTTTGTTTTCAAGCGGTTCATATCCAAACTCACACGTCCTGAGGATTGGTTCCCGCAGACACAATTTACTTGGGAAGTTTGGAGCAGCTCTAAGAGCCAAGCACTTCTCGATCGCTTTAGTTCTGCACGCTTGCTGGCTGTGGATATTGAGACCTTTATCGATGATCCTTTACGCCGCATTCGTTGTGTTGGTTATTGCGCTTTGTTTGATGACGGTACTACACACGCCGTTGTAGTGCCTTTCAAAGATATGCTGGCGCACCAGTTTGTCCGCAAACTCAATGCGTCGGCGCCAGGCAAGATCTTTCAGAACGGGATGTATGACAATCTATACTTCCTGCGCTTTGGTGTACCAGTACACAACTGGCTCTATGACACTCAGCATTTCTTTCACTCCTGGTATTCAGAACTTCCCAAGCGCCTAGACTTTATTACTGCATTCTGTGTGCGGACTGTGCGCTTCTGGAAAGATGATTCTGCCGGCAGTGAATATAACATGATGGAGTACAACGCCAAGGACTGCTGGTCCACGCTGATGGCGTTTCTTTCCATGCTGCATGAAGCTCCAGCTTGGGCAGTCAATAATTATCTCCAGGAATTTCCACTAGTCTTCCCATGTTTACATATGGAAGCAGATGGGCTGAGTCTTGATCGCGCAGCATTTGACAGCGCCAAGGCACTTGCAGAAACAAGACTTGAAGCTCAGCAGAAAAAATTAGAAGCCTGGTTCGGGGAGGGATTTAATCCTGCAAGTCCTGACCAATGCAAGAGACTCCTGAAAGTTCTTGGCATGGGAGACGTGGAAAGCGCAGATGCCAAGGCTATGAATGCCACGGCAGCAGTGCATCCGTTCAATGAACTCATAGTCTCTGCAGTTCTTGCTTATCGCAAGCAAGCCAAACTTCTGTCAACGTATTTCGTGTGGGAGAAATTCTGGAATGGAAGACTGTACTACAAAACCAACCCTGCTGGAACTGACACGGGTCGCCTCGCTAGCACTGAATCAAGTTTTTGGACTGGACTCCAAATACAGAACATACCTCAAGGTCCAGCAGTTAAGTCATGGATTATCTGTGACAATGATTGGGATGGACTTGCAGAAGGAGACTATGCACAGAGTGAGGCTCGATGCGTTGGATATATGTCAGGATGCTCTGCTCTTATCGAGCTGGTGGAATCAAAATACGATTACCACAGTTGGAACGCGCATAAGTTCTTTGGAGTCGCTTACGAATCTGTTGGCAAGCCACTGCGTAATCTCTCCAAGCGAGTCAACCACGGAGCAAATTACAACATGGGGCCGGGCGTTCTACTCGAAACGATGGGTCCGAAAGCAGTTGCGGAAGCAAGAACACTTCTCGGACTTCCCGGAAAGTGGACGCTTATCCAAGTTTGCCAGCATCTCTTGGGCACATATGAACGCACTTACCCCGAAGTTAAAAGAGACTGGTACGAAGACATCAAGCGAACAATCAAACTGACCAAGAAACTTGTCAGCCCACTGGGCTGGACTCGGCACTTCTTTTCAGACCCTACCAAAGACAAACGAGCACTCAACGCAGCAGTTGCACACGGTCCGCAAAATCTATCAGTCTCAATCATCAATCGTGTTTTCTATTCTATTTGGCGTGATTCTGTGTACGGGGATCTTCGCGGTCTGGTGCGACTTAAAGCCCAGATTCATGATTCTCTGTTCTTTGCTTACCGCGGTGCTGACACTCCTGATATTGTCAGGGGACGCATGAAGTGTCCGGTAGAGATCAAAGGCGTAGATGGAGTCACGCGCACAATGCTTATCCCTCCAGACATGAACTCAGGCGAAAGGGTCTGGGCCAACCTAAAGTGAGACAGCTATGTCCGCAACTCTACATAGCCTGTCAGATTTGTATTTCAAATATACAGAGAAGACAGAGCCGCCAATGGTATTTCACAGATGGAGTCTTATGTCGTGCTTGGCTGCAAGTCTAGGCCGACAATACTTTCTTCCATTTGCGGATTTTCGTATCTTCCCAAATATGTACGTCATGCTGATAGGAGATCCAGGCACACGAAAAAGTACAGCCATTAAGATGGGAAAGAGAGTGCTCAGCGCCACAGGATATGATAAGTTCAGTGCCGAGCGCACATCGAAAGAGAAGTTTCTCCTGGACTTGGAAGGAGTTGAAGGGGACGATGGAAGCGTAAAAGACAGTGGGCAAGTCTTGAGAAACCTTTTCGGCGATGACTACATCGGCGTAGATCCTAGAGAAGTGTTTGTTGTGGCTGATGAGTTCAATGAGTTTGTTGGCTCTGCCAATCTCGAGTTCCTAAGTCTTCTGGGAAGTCTATGGGATTGGGATGACCAAAACGCCCCGTTCAAGCAGAGACTCAAGACAAGTCGCAGTGTCAATATATTCCAGCCCACGATCAACATTCTCAGTGGCAACACACACGCAGGTTTTGCAGAAGCATTTCCGCCACAAGTGTTGGGTCAAGGCTTCATGTCAAGACTTATACTTGTGCATGGTGAAGCCAGTGGAAAGAAGTTTGCATTTCCTGAGAAGCCGTCAGATGATCTCAAACAGACACTGATTGACACGATTCTTGAAATCAAGACCAAAGTCTACGGTGAAGCAACGATCACGTCTAAAGCAAGAGATATGCTGCAGACAATCTATCACAGCTTCGATGGACTTGAGGACGCACGGTTCAAACACTACAGCACACGGCGCTACACTCACCTGCTTAAACTATGTCTTCTGACTGCAGCTGCAGGATTGAGAACAGAGATAAAAGCAGAAGATGTACTCTTTGCAAACACACTGCTCACATACACTGAACATAGAATGCCAAGTGCAATGGGAGAGTTTGGCAAGGCAAAGAACTCAGATGTTGCTGCTAGACTTATCAGTGTGCTGACAGACGCCAAGGGCCCAATGGACACCCCGAGCCTGTGGAAGCAAGTTCAATCTGATCTTGATAAACCTGAAGATCTCAATAAACTTCTCGCTGGACTTGTACAAGGAGGAAAGATTCAATACATCACACGAAGCAAAACAAGTAATGCACAGGGATATTTGCTTGTACGCAAGATGCTAAGCAATCGTCATGTGTATTGTGACTTCTCATTGTTGAAGGAAACTAATCATGGGTGAAACTGTAATTGTTAGCAGAGAGCTTTTGCAGCAGGCGCTGGAGGCGTTGGAAAGCCTGTTTAACTGGCAAGTTGACCCTGATCGCGGGAAGCGTTGCAGTGACGCCATCACCGCCCTCCGCGCCGAGCTGGCGCAAGCTGGGCATGCAGAGCTGGATTTAGCCGCCGCCTATAATCGCCGACTGCGGCGCCAACTTGAGCAAGAATGGTGTGACGTGCAAAGTATTAAAGCTGCGCAGCAGGAGCCGGAGCCGGTGGCGTGGCTGAAGACCATGTACTCAGGAACGCGCCCAATGCTGGAAGTAGATCACCTACGGAAAGACACCTCAACACCAGTCTACACCGCCCCACCCCGCCGCGAGTGGCAGGGGCTGACGGATGTTGAGTGGATGAACATCGTCAACAACTATGCGTGGTTCGGTATGCGGCCTGACGAAGTAGCGCATGAGGTATGCAAACTTACAGAGACCAAGCTAAAGGAGAAGAATCAATGACACATCGCACAAAGAAAATCCCAATGTATTTCTATGCGCTCATGTACTTCTCTGTGAATCCAGAAGAAGAACTCACAGCGCAGGACATCAAAACAAAATTTGAAGTCTACGCCAGCCCGCACAACAATGTAGCAAACTCTCTGTACAATGTGATTGCTCTGGGTTGGATTTCCAAGCGAACAACCTATAGCAGGGGAATGAGAAACAGAGTTGTTTATTACAGCGCCGGGCCTAAGCTCCTTGAGCAGCTCGGAATCAATAAAGAACTTGCACGAGGATGACGTGACACAGTACCGAAATGAACCGCCGGACTTTGAGGAGGATGACTTCGATGACCTGGACAAAGAGTTTATCTTTTCGCTTCTTCTGTCTCTATCTGGCCTGTGCCTTGTGGTGGCTATTGCTTGTGTTGCCGCTTGGTTTCTCGTTAACTGATTTGTTGAAAGGACTCTCATGACTGCTGCAAAACTTCAAGGTAACTTTGAGACTGTGGAAATCAAACTCACACTCAAAGTCAGCAAACAGCATAATGAAATGCTGGATATGATCGCCGGGCGTGTATATAACATGGATGGGATTGAAGATGTCACAGTCTCTTTACTCGAGCCCAACACTGAAACTGCATCTGCGGAGCCACCGGAAAGAGTTACACATTTTGATTCAAAGATTCGAGCATTCAACAAGTTCTACAATCTGGCCTGCCCTGCGGCCCCGACCATTCCTGCGCGTCCACAGCTTGTCCGGGAACTTAACCAGTTCTACGACATCCTGCTTGAGGAACTCAAAGAAGTTTATCCCATCCTACAGTCAGCTGATCGTTCAGAAAGTCTGGAGTGCGATGAAGACATACTGACAGACATTGCTGACTGGCTTGGGGACATCATGGTTTATTGCGCCAGCCAGCTTGCCAAGTACGGACTGCAATCGGATGATGTCTTGGGAATTATCATGGCCAGCAACATGAGCAAACTTGGGCCAGACGGTAAGCCAATTTATGATGAGCGCGGCAAGGTTCTCAAAGGTCCAAACTATTGGAAACCTGAGCCCATGATCAAGCGCATGATTCTTGCTAGGATCAGGCAATCAAGAAGTCTGTAAGCAGAAAAACACAAGGCCCCTTTCGGGGCCTTTTTCTTTGGGGCAGCAAAACTGCATCTACTGACTTAGTGGCTCTCCGCCCATAATCTCAAACAGTTTTTGACTGAACGGATTCTGGTGTTTCTGCAGCATCTGGTTCACCACACTTTCATTTGCATCCCTTGTCCACCGCAGGAATGCTTGATTAAAAGTTTCTGCCCTTCCGCCGCTGCGCACATAGCGTGCCATGAAGTCCTCATACTCATCATCTGTAGGAACTTGGCCGTCATAGAGTTTAGTCTTCACGACTTCACCTAGACGCTCGATACGCAGTTTGTCTAGAGCTTCATATCTTTTCTCTCTGTAGAGAGCTCCTAGCGCCACGGCTTCATCCATTGGCCGCGAGCCAAGAATCCGAGTGATACCATTGTAGCTTACAACTCTATCCACTGTAGCTGCCAGCATGGAAGTAGTTTCAAATTCATTCGCAGCAGAAATCAAACTCCCCGTGCTTGTTGTACTCCTTCCGCCAAGGACCTGAGCAAAGCCAGCAAGTGGCCTGTTCCATCCTTGGTGCTCCAAAGCTTTCAGTAGCGACTCACTTACGTCTGCTCCCTGCACAACATTCTTGCCAAACTCACTAATCTGTCCCACAAGTTTAAGGCTTGCGCTGACAGCAGGCACATCAACAATATTAGTAGGCAGAATAGTAATATGACGTGGATTGATATCACCACGAGAATAGAGCGCAGGAAATGAACCAGTGAACAGAGGAAACGCCGAAGCAGTCCCATACAGAAGCCAGTCGCCAAGCTCCTTGTTATAGGTGGGAAGCACACTGTACATATCCTTGTGTTCAGGATTATTGTAGAGCCACTGGCCAAGCAGATACGTATTGGCTGCGTCAAAAAATGGCAAGCCATTCAAGCCAAACATGCTTGCCTGCATTCCAGCAAACACGGCCAGTGTCTTCTTATCTCCAGCTTGAGTATGCCTAAGCAGCTGTTGGAGTACGTTGAAAGCATACGTTTGGAACAAGGAGACTGCTGCGCCAGTAGTGCCTTGAAAAATGATTGGCCTTTGACTGGTCACATAATTTCCCTGCACTCGATTTACGAATGTAGAGATATATGCGTTCTGCTCCTTGACAGTCATCTTGCCAGCTTGGACCAGGGGATCAGACATGGCCCGCATGACATCCGCAGATACGAAGCGTGTGAAGTCTTCTGAAAAATTGTTACCCGTAAACGTGGCTACTTTCTCCGTAGCGTTGGAGAGCTTCTCAACCCATTGCTTCGGCGCAATATTGGGACGGTACGCAAGATCATCCATCATCTCATGATAGATCTTACTGATGTCTTTGATCGCACCAATGTCACGATATCTTTGCAGCAGCAGTTCTTTCTGTGGAGAGAAGTAGTTCTGAACAGAATTTGCCAGCAGCTTTGTAGTGGACGGCACACTCGAATTCTGTCCGGGAACTTTAACCCGTGTTAGTTCTGCCAACTTTCCAGCAAGCTCAGGAGTTTCTTGCATCATACGCCGCACACTGGACATCTCAGTGGCCAGCATGATTGGCGTGGAGACAATATTGATCAGTGAGTTAAAGAAGTCAAAGCGCAGCGTGGTCGTGGCCAGAATAGCATTTGCTTTCTGGAAGAACTCACGGATCACATTGGGCGGGACAGTCTTATTTGCCTCAATGTATGCTTCAACATTCTGATACGGCTGCGGCAGCCCGTAGTTCTGCGCAATCCTATTTGCGTCTTGCCAAGAAATAATTCCTTTCTCAGCCTGACCAAATGCAGTCTGCATCCCCTCACCGACTTTGATGCTGAGCTTGTCAATAAACTCGTTCAAAGAATCCAGCAGCGGGAACTCTTGTTGCTTGGAGATATTGAGTGCAGTCTTGATATAATCTCCGAACGGGTCTGCAATCTTGGAGCGCAGCTTTGCACCAATGCCTCGAGTCATGGACTCTGGCACACGGCGATACTGCTCGCTCAGGAATTGCATCTCAGAAAAGAATTCACGATTCTTAACTTGCGTAGCAGTGCGAACAAGCTTTTCTTCTTGCTTTGCATGCCAGCCAAGCCAGTCATTCATAATATTTTCAAGCCGAGTTTCTGGGAAGAAATCAGCCAGAACGCCACGACGAGCCAGGTCACTGTTGACTGCCGCTTCGTTCAACGTATTCTGATAATCGTATTCACCCTTGGCTTTGAAATAGTTTTCCGTATCAGCTTTGAAGAAGACATCATAATCATCGCTTACTTGCGCAGCCAGCGTCCGAAGCTGATCTTCACTCCGGGCCACAATCATAGAAGTATCTGATGCCAAGCCTAGCTTTTCCTTGGTCTTGACAAAAGCATGATACGGATACAATGCCGTATTGATCGGCGGGGCATAGACTACTCCGGCCGCCGGCTCATGCTTGACAAGTCCAGATGCATTGTAGAGTGTAGTAAATTTGCTTGACCGCACATCGTTAATCTTTGTGCTGGCCTGCAAAAAGTCTACAACTTCCTGAGACTGAATATCAAATACATGCGGACTGCGGCTGGGAGAATTGATTTGCAGAAGTCGTGCAGCTTCGTACGCATCTCCAGTAAACTCATCATCCTTGAGCATTCTCAGCACATCTGCAGAAACAAGACGCCGAGACTGCATACCCTCGGTGGGATCAAAGAAGTATTTGTGCTCAGACTTGCGCAGTGCTGTGGTCAGAACGCCAAGCTCTGCAGATGCACGCTCACTGCCACGCAGTGCATTCACTGCCGGGGCGAGAGATTCAATCGTCTGATCCCGCAGCTTCTGAGCCAGCAATGCTACGTTCTTACCGACTTCCTGCACAAACAGTTTAGCTTTCTCTCCATATCCAGCATTCGATGCACCAAGCAAAGAAGCACCTGCACCCTCAATGCTGGCAGTGCGGCTCATCTTATTACCGACTCCCATGAAATCTGTCTCATGTGGAATCAGCGCAGCATCACTCCCCAGAACAGAATCAGCTGCACTCATGTTAATTTTGCGTGCAATCTCAAGCTGATACTGGCGAGTAAGTTTATAGGTGACTAGGTGCCCTGGCCCCATGTTGAGATTATAAGCTTCTTCAGGCAGCAAATAATTGCCTCGGCCAGAAGTCACAGGTGAGAAATCCCAAGTCAGTTGCACAGTGCGGGGAGCTAGCGCACGGCTGGTGTCAAAAATTTGCCCAGCATTCTTGACATTTGCTTTTGCAAACCCCTGAGCAATAGTGTCTTCCACCCAGCGCCGATCAGTATTCAAATGAATGGCAACTTCTTGGCTCGATGGTACCCGGCCTTTCTCTGCAGCTTTGCCAAACTGATCCGCCAGCAACTCAGTGCGCTTGGCAGTTGCCAAGTCTCGGAAGTTCACATAATCATCAAATGTGCGAATCTCTGCACCATCAACAAAGCTGAGAGTGCGCAGATACTTATCAGTAATCTCCCCGGTGTTATACAGCTCCGTCAGCCTGTCGAGAACCGCAAGGTCTGCAGTATCAACTTGATTGCCAATCACAGTCTTAAGCTGTGCACCAGAGAGTTTACTGGCCCAAGCAAATCGGGCACTGGCTTCCAGTGGGTCAGAAAAAATATCCAGAGCGCGGGTGGCACCTTGCTTAAAAGACCTGTTCCCGATATATGCGGCGTCAGGTGCAAAGAGAAGTTTAGACTTCTGTGCGATGTCACCAAAAGACAGAACTGCATCTGTGGTCAGACCAAGCTCCTCCAGATCCATGAGCATCTTGAAGCGCACAGGGCTCTCACGGAACTTGAGAACTTTCGAAGAAAGTGGATTGACACGAATGCTGCCATCCGGAAGTTGCAGCAAATCTATATTGGGATTCTTGCGAAAATACTGTTTAACATTGGGAATGCCAGTCTCAGCAGAAGCTCGCAGCCAATCTTGCAGAGTCAAGTCCTCCGCAGTAACACCTTCAGACAGGTAATACGCCTGCTTACTTGTGACTTCCTCCCCCTTCTCACCTTTGCGCCGCGTCAGTGAGAACATGTCAGTCAGCTTGCGCTCACCCTTGGGCAAACCTTCTGGCTTGATAATCACATAGAATTTACGGGCTTCCAAGCCAAGCTGCTGAGGATCGATGCTCTTGACACTTTCCAGCAGATTAAGATATCCGTGAATGCTTTGAACAATCTCAGATGGAGACTGTCCAGTTTCACGCGCAGCTTGCACGCCACGCTGCATAGATTCAAAGAATGCCTGGCCTAGAGTTTCATCTCCCTGCGCCAGCTCATTAAATTTCATCTTGAGCTTGTCAGTGCCTAGACGCTCTGCAGAGTCACGAGCTGCTTGAATAGGTGCAGCAGTTTGAAGCTCAATGCTTTGCGTGACGCGACGCCCAGCCTCATCAGTAGCCTTGTATTTAAATGTAAGATTATCAAATGTGGTAGGCAAAGATACAAGGCTCTCAGACAGCAGCAGCGCATCTGTGCCCTTGGTCAAGCCCATCTTGCTTGTATCTGTGAGCACATCATTCAGCCGCATCTGGGCTTGAATTTCTTTCTGGGCAGATTTCAAAATGCCGCGCGCAGCAAAAGAATTAAATGCTGTGCCAATCGTAGTGCCGAAGCCAAGTCCGAGTGCAGCATTCCAACCAAACTCAGCTAGACCTGCATCATCAAATACAGGGCTATCATTCAACGCCGCTGCCACGCCGAGCTCGAAAGCTGCAGCAGTCATGGCCTGATCCGCAACTTCCCAGCCAAGCATCTTGCGGCGATTGGCAGATAGAATAGACTTGATTGCACCACCTTCAGCAGCAGTTTCTTGCAAAGCTTTCTGCAAATATTCATTCTTACGCGTGACGGGCAGGGCCAGGAATTTGCCAAAGTTCCCAGCTGCAGTGCCTCCACGCAACAGTTGCAAGCCTTTGACGCCCAAGCTGCCAGGAAGAATAGATGCGCCTACGAAACCAACCATGTCAACAGCATCTTTATGCTGGACATAGTAGTCTCCCATATTGTTGCCACCGTACTGACGAATGGCATTTTCAATATTAATCTCACTGCGGCTCGGCAGCACAGTGTTCACAATGCTCAGAGCACCAGACGCCAGTGCCGCCCCAGTGCCGTAGGTTATAGCATTGGTGATTGCCGAAAGCGTATTTGCTTGGTAATCAGTGGTGTTTGCAGCAAGAACTGCGGGATGGTATTCGGGAAACATCGTTGCCATTTTTACCTCTGGTATGCCCCATCGGGCAGAAGTTGAGGACTGAGAACTTTACTGTCCAGGAGCCGTAGGGCGCACAGGCGAAGGAATGCCAGTGAATCCAGGCGGCAGAGTGCTCATGTTTGCACGTGCAACTTTCGCCAGTGCAGCTTTCACACTCGCGAAGTTTGCAGCATTAAACATGATCGGGTCGCCCAGCAGGGATTGTGCCGGGAGGCGAATCACATAAGAACTCTGAGCCGGAATGCCGAAGTTAGTATATTGATACGAGTCCAGATTACTGCGCATGCCAGCCGTATAGTATTGCGTAATTTGTTGCGCTGCTTCATCGACGCCAATGACGCCCTTTGAGACAGAACTAATAATTCCTTGCAGTGCATTGACTTCCACTTCCGCGGGAAGATTAGGCATGGATGAGATTTGCGTCTCACGTCCGGCACTAGCTCCAGTCAATGCCGCAATCATCACGTTGTTTGCAGGAACCTTAGGCTGCCCACTGAGCATGATCTTGTGATTTACCCGGTAAGGATTAAACAGCGTGTCATACCGGGAGTCAGCGAGCCTTGCACCTTCCGGCGCCATGCTCGTAGCTGACGTCTCAAGCTCATTCAGATATTCATTGGAGACATAGGCATTGAATGTATCGCGCTTCTTGATAACCTCTTGCAGCTGTGGATTGGCCCGAGCCTGCATTTGTGCCGTGGCACGGTAACTGCCAAGCGCAGCTTTGATACCTTGGTACCCTTGGAATGCTAGCGGATTTTGTTGCTGGATCCCGGTAAGGTTACCGTAGGCTTCTAGGTTGTCAATGGACTCAGAGACACTGCCACCAAGCGTCCCCGTTGACGCCATCTTGTACCAGTCATTCTGGGCTCTCTGATTGCCAAGCCTGTCAAGTCCTTCAACTGTAGGCGCAGCATCTGGAGGAATGCCCAAAAAATTTGCAACAGCGCCAAGCCGCCCATTGAGCCCAGCAATGGCTGCAGCACGCGTCTCTCTATCTTTCAGGCTTGCATTCAATGCAGCCAGTCTTGCCTCGCGTGCTTCTTTCGTAGCTTCCCGTTGCTCTTGCAAACTTGCATAACGGAGAAGTTGGTCAGCAAATCCTGCCTTGACATCCAGTGCCTTGTCTCCAAGCTGGAATGCCTGCATACGGATGCCTGCAATCTTTGACCCAAGATCAGCTTCCGCACGAAGTGCTGCTGCCTCAGCTGATTTTCTAGTAGCTTCAGCTTGCAGCAACGCCGTGGTCTTGAGTTCAGTGGCAACGTTAGGAATCTGCACGCTCTTTTGAGCAGCAGCAAGCTCTTGCCGCGTGCGAATATCCCGGATGGCTGCATCCCGTACGTCTATAATAGCATTGTGCTTTGCAGCCACAGATGGCAGTTTCAGCTGATTGATAATATACCCGACAGGATTCTCAAGCAAAGAAGTTTGCGTAAGAGTATCGTACTCTTTGCGAGCCAGCTTGCGAGATTCTTCCGCAGCAGTGTACTCTGCAAGCCGAGTTTGGATTACAGAATTATTCTGGTCAGGATCTACGCCGTAAAGATCATCAATGCGCTGAATGCTTGAATTGACTTGAAAGTCAGTGTTTGCTTTTTGCGCTGCAGCTTCACTGGTTGCTTGAGCAGCTGCTCGGTCCATGCCAACTGCGCGTACACCCAGAGATTCGAGCTTGGCAGCATCTGCATTGATAGCTGCAGCTTGACGCTGAAGTGCTTGAGTCCTGGCATCGGTAGTCGCAGTCAGCTGACTGATCGACTGCTGAATCATTTGCATCAGATCCATGATTGTTTCCTCTTAATTTGTAGTATTAGGTATAACTCGCCTCAAAATCACTCAAGCCAGAATAGTCTGTTGCTGCCTCTGTACTGCCGCCAGACCCCATGGAAGACTCACTCTCAATCATCTGCTGATATTGTGCCATTTCGTCAAAAATAGCATTAACAACTTCAGGTGAAGTGCTAAATCCTGTGGGTGCTGGTGGAGGCTCTGCCACGGGAGGCGCAGGCGGAGGAGCTGCCAATTCTGCCTCACGTCCAGCAGTAAGTTCTGCCCAAGTAGGGCCAAAAAACTCGCTAATGTTGTTAAGTATGCTGGTGATAGCATTAGGTGCTTCAGGAGGAGTTACAGCTCCGCTCATTGCCTCCTGTTCCATAGCAATATCTGGGCCCAAAGCTGTAGTGCTTTGCATCGACTGATCAACAGGCGTAGGCACGACAGTTTCTACGGGTGCGCCATCTAAAGACATTCCATCAAGAATATTTTGCGCACGCGCAGCGTCCAGTCTAGCAACTTCTTCCGGAGTTCTTGCAATGCTTTCATTAACTGGCGTCATGCCGCCTTTGATATTTTCTCCAATCGTATAACCAGTCAACCCTTTGACAACTGTATTGATAAGGCCTGGGACAATCGTATCCACACCTGCCCTGACAAGATCGCCAGGCGTCGAAGGTACAGGATCAGCAGCCATCATTAGACCCTGACCAAGTGCGTTACCAATAATAGGTACGCCAGCCAACGTACCCATACCTGACGCAACTTGTGACGCCGCGGCCAAGCTAGGATTGTAACCGTAGCGGCCAAGATCAGCATTACCAGCTAGACTTCCGCTGGCTTCATTCTGAGCGTTTATTTGGCGCTCAAGTTGCTCGCGAGCAGCATCGCCATAATATGCTTGTCCTGCATTGGTTATAGTTCCCACAGCGCGGCCAAGTGTTCCAGCATCAGGAATGCCAAGTAATGAACCAATTGTGCCAGCAGCGCCGGCAACATTGGCCATTGTTCCAAGTGTGCCAAGTGCTTCTAGTGGATTTACTGGAGTCTCGCTGCCTCCAGCACCTGCGGCGCCAGGCATCATGTCACTTATAGAATCTCCACCGCCACCCATGCTCATAGGAATGCGCTGAGTTCCAATGCTAGGATTAAAATTTGCCAGCAAACTAGCAATAAGATCTCGCAAGACACCAGACTCGCCCAGCGCAGGAGTCC